ACCGTCGTCGTTCGTGGAGAAGACAACATCGACTCCCTCAAGAAGAAGGTTGAAGCTGCAACAATCTTGGGAACCTGGCAGTCTACGTTGACTAACTTCCAGTACTTGAGAGACGAATGGCGAAAGAACACCGAAGAGGAGCGTCTATTGGGTGTTTCCATGACCGGTCCATTCGGTAACAAGTGGCTCAACTTCGGAGTTAGCAAGGATGCAACTGAAATTGCATTGGCGCTACTTAAGAAGGTCGCCGTTAAGACAAATGCGCGGGTTGCCGATGAAATGGGCATTAATCGTGCCGCCGCAATCACCTGTGTCAAACCAGAAGGAACAACAAGTCAGCTTACCTTGACTAGCTCAGGTCTTCACGCATGGCACAACCCGCACTACATCCGTACCGTCCGTGCAGACAAGAAAGACCCACTAACTCAATTCATGATGGACGCGGGTTACTACTGGGAAGATGATGTAATGAACCCAGAGCAGACAGCAGTCTTCTCATTCCCAATTGCTGCACCTGAAGATGCCATTACTCGCAATGACCTAAAGGCCATTGAGCACCTAGAGCTATGGATGTCTTACCAGCGTTACTGGTGTGAGCACAAGCCATCTGTCACGATTTACGTCAAGCCGGATGAGTGGGAAGAGGTTGGTAACTGGGTTTACGAAAACTTCGATGAAGTTTCTGGAGTCAGTTTCTTGCCACACAGTGAACACACTTACCAGCAGGCACCTTATCAGGACATTACCGCCGAGGAATTCGCGGAATGGACATACAAGGTTCCACATTCTGTGAATTGGTCATTGCTTTCTGTATACGAAACTAGTGATTCAACCACGGGAACACAAGAATTGGCCTGTGCGGCTGGTGCTTGTGAAGTAGTGGATGTTGTAAAGGCATAATAAAAGACCCCGGCTCTCAATGAGCCGGGGCTTTTGCCTTTATAAGGAAAGAGCGTATACTGTAATATATAAAGGAGGAAATTCTATGTCAGAAAATGAAGAGCAGTTCGAACAACTGCCACCAGATGTCGATGACGACGCTCTGGACGATTCCGTGTCTGCATTGCTAGGACAGGATATTCCTGAAGTAGAACTTCCTGACTATGACCCAGATGAAGCAGAATTCGATGATGAATTCCTAAAGGATGATGCAAATGCCGACAAGTAAGTACACAGACTTGGCAACACACCTTCGCTCATGGGGACTTAAGGTTCAGGAAGTCGATGGATGGCAGACCCGTTCATCTAACTGGTCAAAGAGCTTTAGCCCAAAGGGGGTCGTTTGCCACCACACGGCAGGGCCAACAGCTAATGGGAATTACCCAAGCTACAACACCGTTTTGAACGGACGCACTGGAATCCCAGGGCCACTTTCACAGTTCGGTCTTGGACGCGATGGAACAGTAATTCTATTTGCGGGCCACCGTGCAAACCACGCTGGTGTTGGTGGACCTCTAAATGGTATTCCAGAAGATTCAGCAAATGCTTATATGTGGGGTATTGAGGCAGAGAACTCAGGAACGCAGCCTTGGCCGGTAGTTCAGCTACAGGCTTATTATCGTCTAGTTGCTGCACTTGCTAGCTACGACAAGGCACCATTCAAGGCATCAATGGCAATTGGTCACAAGGAGTGGGCTCCAGGTCGTAAGACTGACCCAAGCTTCAGCATGGCAACTTTCCGTGAGAATGTTCGAAAGGCTATTAACACTGGAAAGCCATCCACCGGAGGTTTGGCTATTGTGCCAAAGACCGGGGCTAAGATTGATAATCTAGGTAACCCTAAGTACGGAATGGGACCATATGATGACGGACGATGGACGCGAGGGCCAATTCCTAAGCTTCCGCTCTACCTCTACGACGTGTACCTAATGGTCGCAAAGGAAGATGGACGCTACACCAGTCCATTGGATGCATTCCAACTTGCTCACCAGGCAAAGGTAGTTGCAGAACTTGACCACCTTGCTCGCCTAAAGGGAGTTAGACCACAACGAACAATCGTCAATCTGATTAAGCAGGTTCAGACATTGTGGTTTGGATATAACTCTCACACTAAGAATTACGGCTTGTTTGATAGGAAGCTACTAGACTTGTTCATCAAGCGTCAGGGCTGGACCTTCTGGGACGGTCCTCGCGGCTGAACAAAAGATGTCGCAAGTCCACGGAGACGAGCGACCACGGGCGGCGCATTCGTGCGTTCGTGCCTTAGGATGATGTATAGTTACAAAAAGAGAGGCCACCTGAGGAGGTGGCCTCTCGCTCTATTTATGGTAGAATTAAACAAATGACCTATGTTTACAACATCCTACGTGATAACCCAATTGCTGTCTATCCGCTAGACAGTGGCGTTACCGACAAATCAGGATTTAACCGCGACGGTGCCATTACTGGTACTCCAACCGCTGACCGTCCAATTACTGCAAAGGGTATTGCCTCACAGTACTTGGACGCGGCGGGATTTACGTATCCAGTCACGGATATCATGATGGAAACCAAGCAGCAAAAGTCATTTAGCCTTGAGGCGTGGGTAAAGCCACATAATGCTACAGGTCTGGCAAACATCCTAGCTAGAGACACTTCGGGTCTGTTCATTGATGACGGAATTCTATTCTTTCAAGTGGCTTCTCCTACTGTAATCACCAGCGTTGAGTACGAGTGGCTGAAGGTCGGCAATACGGCTCATGTGGTTGGTGTTTACGATACAAATGACATTTACCTATATGTCAATGGTGAAGTCGTCGCTTCTGCAACAGTCGATGACTCAATTCTCATTGATGGATTCATGGACGATAACTCGACTTTGATTACGGACACCAGCGGCGGCGCTAAGATGTCTGTTGACACAGTGGCTATTTACAATTACCCTCTGTCAACAAAGACTATTCAGTCTCACTACTCAGTTGGGACTTCTTATCCAAATGTAGCTGACATCTCAAAGGCTAATGGTGGAAACGTCTACTTTATGAATGCCGATAACGCCACGGTTAGAACCGCATTCGATTCAGATTTTGAAGACGCCAATTATGTAAACGCCGGGGTTCTCGATGGAGAACTAATCAACCTTACCGACCCAACGACCGGGGATTACGCGGCAGGCGTCTGGGAAAAGTCCATCTCGTTTGCCGCAGAAACCGGGGTTATCCTTGAAGGTTCTTCACTATCTTGGGAAGCAACCCCTGGAGTAGTAGTATCCACTGCTCTCAATGAAGATGCTTATGTAGTCGCCGTCAACGGAGCGCAGCCATTTACAGGATTGAACCTCAGTACTGACCAGACATTCAAGATTAAGATTGAACTTCCAGCGGGCACAGAACAAGCTGTCGTCAAGAGTATGACCTTCCGGGCATATACCTCAAAGGCTATTAAGGGGAGTGACGAGGCTGTCGCAATGACACTCACTGACGCTGCCAACGTTGACTTGGATGTCTTCAACTACAACCCGGTCGAATTCAACGACTTCGGCGGAATGAAGCTTGGTGCAACAACTGGATTCACAATTGCACAAGACACGAATTTCGGCGGCTATACAGCGGTAGAATTCACAGTCTTCATGTCAGCTAATGCCATTTCTAAGACGTTGTTCTCAGCGGGAACCCACACCATTACGACGAATGCCTCCGGACAATGGGTTCCTAACAGCCTAGTGGCTTTGGTTGTAGATGGGGTAGTCATTTCTGCCGCTACCACAATCACACTTAACCGTTGGCATCATGTTATTGCCATTTTCGCTGAGCAGACATCCTCCATGACTTTCCTCAATACTGTTGCATCCAGAATCGGATACCTTGCAACTTACACCTCTCAGATGCCCAGCCTCACTTCATCCGGGGCTCAGAGCATTTATCAAAACTGGGTTGGAGCACCGGCATTGCAGATTATTGAGGGCAACACAATCACTGTTTCCGAGTACGAAACCAAGGCGTACACATATGACTGGGCTATTCAGCCTGCCGGATGACAAAAATGCTTCCATAACGCATGATTTTGTACACGCGGTGGACAAATTTGCCTTGATAAACAATAGGGAATACAATAAGAACTATGAAGATGAAGCTTACCAACAAGCAAATTGTTGATGACCCAAATGTACGACACGGAGTCTGGGTATGGGAAATGCCAGACGGCTCTATGGTCATGGATGAAAACCGTAACTTCCTGCTCACCGTTGGGTACAAGGGAGACGTTTCAGCAGCCTTCACCTTGGCAAAGGCAGTACGTTCATTTGGTATTACCGAAGGTCGCCCGGTTTTTCTTGAGGGCCACCGTCCAATTGATGATGAGGAGTATGCCCGTCAGAAGTTCCGCATGACTCTCGGCCTAGTGCCAGATGAGCAGGATGTCGGAGTTATCAATGACGAGCTAAAGCATGGCCGGAACTAAGGTAGCTGGCTCACGACGCCAGAGGAATCTAACCGAAGCGGAACCTTATGAAATTGAGGTTTCGCTTGGTTCCGTTGTAGAGACGGTCGCACCAGCCTCCGAAACAGACGTATTCGCCAAAGAGGTTTCAAACTTCCGTGAATACGAGGGTGTAAACCCGAACATGAAGCGTAAGGCCGCTCGTCTAGAGAAGGTCCAGCGCGGCTCTGGTGGTGCCGAATCTAAGCGAATGGAGCGTACCGATAACCAGACTGGTTACACGCTCTTCGATGTAGTTCTGCCACCATACAATCTAGATTATCTCGCGGCACTTTTCGAGAAGTCCAGCCCACATGCAGCGGCTATCAAGGCGAAGGTAAACAACATTGTCGGCCTAGGATATGACTGGGTTGAATCCGACGAAACCAAGCAGAAAATTGACGCAGCCGATGGCGATGAAGAGAAGCTAAAGACCATTCGTCGCAAGCTCGACCGTATGCGCAAAGTCATGCAAGACTGGATTGACTCTTGCAACGAGGAAGACGACTTCCTTGAAATCATGCGTAAGGTTTGGACCGACTACGAGGCAACCGGAAACGGATACCTTGAGGTCGGACGAACAGTCACGGGCGAAATTGCTTACATGGGCCACATTCCGTCTACCACAATGCGTATTCGTAAGAAGCGTGACGGGTTCGTTCAGATTATCGAGAACAGAGCCGTTTTCTTCCGCAACTTCGGTGACCAGAAGACTGCTGACCCAATCGGCAATGACCGTCGTCCAAACGAGGTTATCCACTTCAAGAAGTACTCACCAACCAACGGCTACTACGGTGTCTCCGACATCATGTCAGCAATGCACGCCGTAACTGGAAATGAGTTCAGCGCAAGATTCAACCTTGATTACTTTGAGAACAAGGCTGTTCCACGTTACGTCATTGTCACCAAGGGTGGAACACTTTCACCAACAGCCGAGGCGCGATTGGTCGAATTCTTCCAGACGACAATCAAGGGTAAGAACCACCGTACATTGTACGTTCCTCTGCCAGCCGAAGAGCCTGACAAGAAGGTCTCCTTCGAAATGAAGCCGGTTGAGGCTGGTACTCAGGATGCTTCATTCACGAACTACGACAAGTCAAACCTGAATTCCATCCTCATGGCTCATGGAGTACCGGCATCAAAGGCGTTTTCAAACACCGGGGGTACTTCATTGGCAAATAGCCGGGATATGGACAAGACCTTCAAGGAGCAAGTCTGCCGTCCTGACCAGAAGATTGCCGAGAACAAGCTTCACAAGATTATCAAGGAGAAGACTAACATCTTCTACCTCAAGCTAATCGAGATGACCCTAACAGACGAGGACACTCAGTCTAAGATTGACGAGCGTTACCTACGTCTTGGTACTTATGTTCCAAACGAGGTTCGTGCAAAGAAGGGTCTCCCAGGAATCAAGGGTGGCGACAAGCAAATCGAAATGTCTCCACAAGTGAAGGCTGAGCAAGTTGCTCAGGCCACACAGTCACGCGCCCGCGACCAGCAGCGTACGGCAAACGCTACTGATTCAAATGGCGAAGGCAGGAATACCCAAGGTGAAGGAAGGACTCCGGGTACGGAGTAATCTGTGAACGAAATTGATAGGCAAAGAGACAAGCTCGCCAGGCGTCTCAGCAAGCCAATCAACACAGCAGCCATTGTCATCATGGGTGTTTATACAGTCCTCTGGGGATTCTGGGTAGGCAATCCATTTTGGAGCACCTTCGATGAATCAAAGCAGTATGACTGGTTGGCACGGGTTATGCCTGAAGAAGGCTGGGGGCTAGTCGCTATCGCAGTGGGTGCGGTTATGTGCTATGGAGTTGGTAGAAATTCATTTCGCTCATTGAGCGCCGGTTCTTTGGTTGGAACTGTCTACTGGGGAATCGTCGCGATGGGTTATTACATTGGAGATTGGAGAGATACGGCGGGTCTCACAAAGACCATGATTTGTCTATACTGTGCATTCATCTTTTTGAATATCAGGATGAACCGTGACAGGCTAGTTGACTGAATTTGGACTTTTAAAAAGACTCAAGGTAATATACAAACATGGAGCTAATGAAGGCAAAGTGGTCCACCGATGGTGACAATTTCACCATTCACATGCCACTATCCAAGATTGATAAGGAGAAGCGAACCGTTAGTGGTTGGGCTTCCCTGGATAACCCTGACCTACAGGGCGATATCGTCTTGGCCGAGGCTAGCCAAAAGGCATTCGCTCGTTTCAAGGGAAACATCCGCGAAATGCACCAGCCAATCGCTGTTGGACGTATGCTTTCATACCGTCCAGACTCTTACTACGACAGCGAGACTCAGAAGTTCTACAATGGAATTTGGGTTGACGTTTACGTATCCAAGGGAGCGGAGTCAACTTGGGAGAAGGTTCTAGACGGAACCCTCTCAATGTTCTCTATCGCAGGTCCGATTATTGATTCAGAGATGGAATTCAGCAAGGATGCTGGACGACCACTTCGAATTGTCAAGGATTACGACCTAGTTGAGCTTTCCCTTGTCGATGCTGGCGGAAACCAGCTTGCACACGTAATGAGCTTTGCCAAGGATGCAACCGGGGCTCTCATTATGAAGGGCATGATGGCAGATACCCCAACAGAGAATGTCTTCTACTGCGATAAGCACGAAGAAGGCATCGCAAAGACTACCACCGACGATTCAGCAGAGTGCCCAGAGGGACACAAGATGAAGAGCATCGGATGGTTCGAATACAGCAACGATGTCGAGAAGGCCGCAAGAGTTGCCGAGGTCATCGCTGAATTCAAGAATGAAATTGTCAACGATGAAGGAGGTGTAGACGTGGCAGACGAAAAGATTGAAAAGCAGGCTCCAGATGTTGAGCTAAACCCAGGCATTCCAGCCGATGAGGAAGGAAAGGCCGCAACTGAGGTTGAGGCTAGTGCTGAGGAGAATGCAGAGACAACCGAGGAGGCTCCAGTAGAGGAAACTGAGGCTGAGACGGCAGAGGCCACTCCTGAGGTAGCTGAGGAGCAGGACTTCGAGAAGATGTTCGATGACCTTAAGGGAGCAATTACCGAGGGTATTAAGAAGTCAGAGGAGACTGCACGAGCAGAGCGCGAAGCTCAGGCAGCAGAGTTCGCAAAGAAGTTTGAGGACATGCACACCGAGTTCGCGGAGCTTAAGAAGTCCGTCGAGGGCATCAAGAGC